GTTAAGGATGAGAATCAAGGATGGGAAGAGGATAATGGAGAGAAACTAATAAAAAATGCCGAAATAGGCATACAAAAAAAATGGTTAAACGAGTTTGAAAGCCAATATCCCAATTGGATGTCAAACGATGCGCAAAAAGATAAATATGTTCAAATAGCAGGCTCTGCCTCATCCGAATTACCAGAAAAAATCAAATTCAAAATATTGAGAGAACTAAGCACGGAAGTCCCTTTGTCGAAAGAAATAATTATTTGTTAAATTAATTATTTGTTTAGATGTTTTTAAATAATTCTTTTCGCTCTTCATTTGTCATACTTTTAAGACTTCTTTTCTTAGTATTTTGTTTGGGAGAATCAGAAGAGCTTGTATTTATAATTTTTAATTTTTTAGTTGTAGTATTTTGTTTATCATTTGTGGATTCCAAAACTCTTTTTTTTGTAGCGGTTGTTTTTTTAGGAGGATTAATAATATCAAACTGCCACGATGGATTACATAAACCGGTTACATTTTGCCATCTAAGTCTAATAGATAAATATTTAGAACCTTCAGTAGGAAATAATAGTCTATCATTTTTAATTAAAACTTGTGAAGGATCTTTAATTAGATTAAAAACTTCTGAAGGAAATTTATCTAATTTCCATACTAATTTACCATTTATATATTTACATAATAAATATATTTTATCTTTTTTAACCCCATTATGATCAAGAGGTTTTTGTGTCATCGTTACTTGTTGTTGAATTTTATCAATTAACTTTAATGTAATACCATCATTATCTTTCATTTCTTTAAAATAGTCTGTAATAGTTTTTTTAACAATTTTTGTATGTTTTTTATATGTAGGACTACCTTCTTTACTTCGCTCGTATGTTTCTCGTAAAGCTTTAAGTTGATTGCTTATAGGACTGCAATTTGTTAAGGTACCTTGTCTGATTTTCTCCCAATCTTTTTCATTATATACTGTTTTCCCAATTAATTTTGAATAAATTGCTTTATCTTTTTGTTTTAAATCAATATCGATACCAATAAGTTTATTAATTTCAGGTAATCCTTTATCATAATAATAATCGTAGTAAGGTTTATCAAAAAAAGGTTTACTAACATTACCTTTTTGATAAAACTGTGGTATTTCATTTAATGTTCCTTGATGTTTATATTCAAGCGGTATGAAAGTTTTTTTTGTTTTACTTTTGTTAGTAATATAAACAGAAAAATCATATGAATATTTACTTCCACCCATACGTTTTATTCTAAAAATACCATCTTCGGTTTCTCCTGTTTCTTCTTTAAATAAAAGTTGTAATTCGTTTTTAATAGTAAGAGATTGGTTATACCAATATAACCATCTTTCATCAAGTAAAAAATCATGGTCATCGTTCATTTTAAAAATAAATTCTATTAACTTCTCGCGTTTATTATTATTAGTTGTATTATTTGATTTTTTAATTAGTAGATCTTTATTTTTTTCAGCTTTTATTTTTTCCGAATGAATATTTAAAAATTCAATATCATTGATTGAGATAGTTTTTTCTTCTGCTGCCATCGTTATATAATTTAGTTCTATTATAAATAAGGTGAAAAGTTTTATTAAGTAAATTGATTTATAAATTATTTATATTATTATTTATTATAATGATTAAAAAAAATTTTAGCGAATTGTCAATCAAATTAACAAATGATATTGATAAAAAAAATAAAAAAAACGACGGTATTTTCTTTACACCACAAGGTACAATAAATAATAACATTGAATTACTTGAACCTTACATGAAAAATACTAAAAATGTTTTAGAACCTTCGTGTGGATCGTGTGAATTTATTAATTTACTAATTAATAAATATCCACATTTGGATATTATTGGTATTGAATATAATAAAACGATTTATGATGCTATAAAAGATGTAGCTACTGAAAATATCAAATTATATAATGAAGACTATTTAAAATTTAAAACTGATGAGAGTTACGATTTGATAATTGGAAACCCTCCTTATTATGTAATGAAAAAACATGATGTAGATAAAGAATATTACGATTATTTTAACGGAAGACCAAACATATTTATACTATTTATTGTAAAATCGTTAAAAATGTTAAATAATAACGGTATTTTGAGTTTTGTGTTACCAAAAAGTTTCTTAAATTGTTTATATTACGATAAAACAAGAAAGCATATTAATGATAATTATAAAATTGTTGAAATTATAGAATGTGATAGTGATTACATAGATACAGAACAAGAAACTATTATTATTATTATTCAAAAAACAAATGATGAAGATGAGGTTAATAATGAAGATTTTATATTAAATATGAATGATTACATAATTTTTAATATTAAGAGTAATATTAAAAAACTTAAAAAGTTATTAGAAAATTCAACCACATTAAATGAAATAAAATTTACAACAAAAGTGGGGAATGTAGTTTGGAATCAATGTAAAGATAAACTTACCGATGATGATAATAAAACACTACTAATTTATAATTCTAATTTATCGAAAGATAATAAGATTGAAATTAAAAATTATAATAATAAAGAGAAAAAAAATTATATTGATAAAAAAGGTTTAACCGGACCTATTTTACTTTTAAATAGAGGTTATGGTGTCGGTAAATATGTTTTTCAATATTGTTTATATAATGAAAAAAAAGAATATCTTATTGAAAACCACATTATTTCTATTAATTATAATGATGAAATACAAAATGATGAAAAAATGAAATTATATGAAAAAATTATAAAATCATTTAATAATAAAAAAACAAAAGATTTTATAGATTTATATTTTGGCAATAGTGCTATTAATACTACCGAACTAAATTATATACTACCTATATATGATTTTTAACAGCCACATGTTTGGTCTTAATTTGTAGTGCTGGAAATAATAAACCGCGTCCATTTTTAAAACGTAATCTTATTTCCAGAATAATATCATTTTTTTCTGTTTCGCATATAAAACATGGTGGTTTTCCCTCATATTTACTTTTAAGCTTAAATATATTATCATCTAACTTATCGTAATAAATATTACCATTTTTATACATCATATAATGTTTGTCTTTTTGACCTTCTACAAGATAACTGCTCAATTTTTCTGTGTCTAATTTAACTACATTATTTATAAATTCAGATATTGCTTCTTTGTCTATTCTTCCACAAAAATCATTAAATTCACTATCTGTTTTATATAAAATTTTATATTCTGTCATACATTCTGGTTTATTGTTATTTATTTGTTTTATGTAAGTCTCTCTATTTGGCATATTCAAATTACCTTTTTCGGCAATTTTATTTAAATAATTATCATAATACCATCCTTCAAATGGTATATTAAAATACTTACTCGGTTTACAAGGCGAGTTAAACTCAGGACATTCACTAACATTAGAAGCATTAAATTTAAACTCTATTGATATCGTATAATCGTCATTCTTATTTAATTTTAGTATAAAATCTTTTTTATGTTTACGACCACCCTTTCGTTCAATTGACTTTGATAATACTACAATATTCGGATACAATTTATTAATTAAATCATTTATATATTTATCTATTTGATTTTTTAAATCTAACCATTGCTTATTATTCTCATAAAAATAATCGGGTATATTACCATTAATTATTGCAGTTATAATATTTTCACGAATACCATTATTATTGTCATTTAATGTTCTACCATCAATACCATCGGGATTATCTTGTTTCTTAGTAGTATTAAATATATTAATATCCTCTATATTAATTTTGTTATCGTCTATATTAATTTTATCAATCGGTTTTTCAGATTTTTGTTCTTGATCTTTAAAATATTTTTCCAGATCATTATATTGATTTGCGTAATATTTATAACTTCTTTTTAATTGTGTTTCATATTTTTTACCAATATTTACTCCCTCCTGTTGAGCCTCGCATATTATATCTTTATCTGAATCTACTCCATGAAAATCTCTAATTTTTTTTTTATCTTCATCGTTAATATTATTTAAATAAGTTATCATTGTCTAATATCAATTATTTAATTTTGTTTATATTTTAATAATTAATACATAATTGAAATACTAATCAATTTTCTATAAAATTGATTAGTATTTCAAATATAAATATAAAAGTAAAAGTAAATATAAAAGTAAATAAAACTAAATAATGAACTCACAGAAGCTATTCTCCTCTATTACAGCAGGTATTAATACGTGCGGAATATGTTATAACGAAGCAAATTTTAGCACGAGTATTCCGCAAAAACAGCATAAAACTTTACCAAATATGGAGCTATTTTGTTGCGGACATGGTATGTGCGAAGATTGTTATGATAGTATGATGGAGAAAACAAACAAATTTAATTGTCCATATTGCAGAGAAGAGGGTTTGGTGATAGCGAATTTTGATTACGCCGTATCGCTCTCGTTGAGAGCAAGAGGTTATGTAAATCCAAATGAACCATTTCCGTCACCAATTAAAGTATCAAATACGTTGTCAGAATATCTCGAAGAATGGGACGATAAAACACACTTACTTTACAGTAGCAATAATTTGTATATATTATTAATAAAACAAATTATTTTAAATAAGAAAAATAAGATGAAAGAAACTGCCGAGCGTAAACGTATCAACGAGTTAATAAAAAAAAAAGATAATCAAAAAAAACAAAAAGCAGAATCACAGAAAAATGCCGTTTGTAAAACTTGTGGAAAAGACACATTTACAAGCATGAAACAATTAGAAATACACATAAACGCGAAACATAAAAGGTAAACATAAATAATTTATACAAATTTATGATGACCATTTCCTCTTCTACGTGGATTATTTAATCCTGGATAAGATTGCGAGGAACTATATTGAAAACCTAAATTATCGTTTTCAAGAAACGGGTTGTTTGGACTCTCTCTACAAGAAGGTCTGTTGCGATGTTCAATAGATGAAAAGTATGATTCGCTAATACCACAATACTTGCATTTTTTATCTCTAAAACATTTACAAAATATAGATCCCATATTATTAATATTATAGTAAATAATATAATATTAATATTTAATTCAATTTTATCATGATTTTTTTATTTTATCACGATTTTTATTTATAATTGATACGCTACTCATAATTTTTCCCCAGTTTTGTGCGCCATATACGGGGTCTCCTGTTTTAATTGGAGTTTCTTTGAAATTATCGCGAATATAATATCTTCGGTCAGTATGAGGAACTTTCGGTTCGAAAGATGTAATATTAATAAATTGATTATTAATTGTAAATGTAACATTTTTTAGATCTGCAATATCATCGTTGTTATTATCGTCATGATGATATACCTCTTCTTTTGTAATAGTGCGTTTCGATTCATCGTGATCCAAAGGAGTAATATATTTATTCCGTTGCTCTCTATATTTTTTATCTATAAAAATACTTCTGAATATAGAGCCCATATTAATAATATACTATTAATATTATAAAATTTAATTCAATTTTACAATGATTTTATCATGATTTTTCTATTTTCTATTTCTATTTGATACGTTTTTCATCCATTTTCCCCAGTCTTGTCCGGCATATCCTCTGTGTCCCCTTACCCTTTGACCTTCTTTGGCACCATCACGAATATAATATGTTCGTTCAGTATGAGGAACTTTCGGTTCGAAAGATGTAATATTAATAAATTGATTATTAATTGTAAATGTAACATTTTTTAGATCTGTAATATCATCGATGTTATTCTCTGCTTGACGATATACCTCTTCTTTTGTAAGGAGACGCTTTGTTTCATCATTATCTAAACGAGTAATATATTTATCTCGATCTTCTCTATTTTTATTTTCTATAAAAATACTTCTGTCTACAAGTAAATCGTTAGTAAGGCATTTTTTATATAAATTATTATCTTCAAACCCCCACCCCCAAAAATTAGGATACCCTTTAATTTTTTCAAAATCTTTGCCTTTAATAACAACAATACCACCTAACGCGAAATCAAACCCATAATAATGAGCAACAACACCATCTTTGGTATCATACGGAAAATACCCATTTATAACAGGCAACGTATCAACATCCTGAAAAATAAATGAAATATCTTTATAATGATTTGGATATTTTATTTTCATTGCAAGAAAACCAATATTTCT